ATTCATCCCCATCTATGTCGATTGTAGCCATCGACATATCTGAAACAATATACTGAAATTTCTTTGATTTACCACGCATGGCAATTTTTGCAGTCTCAAGAAAACACTCAAGAGCACGTTTTTTAACGTCTGTGTGAAGATTAAACAACCATTCTGTAATATATGATGATTGAAGTGTAGATCGTTCGATACCACCAACAGTTTCACGATTTGAAACTTGTCCTTCACGTTGTTTGGTAATACCAGCGACATTACTCATTTCGTCATTTATAAACTCCAATAATGCTCTTTGTTGCTCAATGTAATTACCTGTATCATTGCCAATAATACCACGAGAATTTGCAGCAAAAGCACCAGCTAATTTTCCAGTTGCCGCACCAACATTACCTTCTTTAAACGAATCTTTTACAGCCAAATGGTTTCTTTTTGCATAATAAAACCATTTTTCGATAGTCCATCCTTTAGGAACACTAGCCAAATCTAATTCAAACATTTGACCAAAGTTGGCTTCAATAGCTTTATTCAACCTGTCATGGACAACATCATATAAATAAGCAAATGGTTTTAATGAATCAACTAACGAGAAAACCCTATCTTCGTTAATATTATAAAAACTACCTATAAAACCAAAATGACATCTTGATGGATTACTAAGTCTGTTGTATTGTACTTCACGAGGTCTCATTTTTGTATATACTTCTTTGCCGATTTTATAACCTTCCCAAGCCTCGTTGATCCAATAAATAGTTTCTTCCTCACCCATTGCTTCGTCAATCTCGTAAGTTTCATCGTAGAAATTTTCAACAGGTTCTCCTGTTTCTGAATCGTAAGATTTTACTTTTTTAATCTTTCTTCTACTCTTCCAGAAAACTTGAAGCACTCTTATATTACCATCAGAATCATATAACTCGTGTTCGCTACCATCAGCAAATAATGCGTAATTGTCAATAACAAACGCATTGGGATCATTAATCACATCATCTGCTAAAACAAAACCGTTGCGATCATCACGATTTGCCATAGAATCCTCATCACCACGTAACGGAAGTTCTTCAAGATATTTTATATCTGCTGGTTTTAATACATCGTGGAATGTATCAATGATTTTACCCAAAGACCAATAATCTTCATATACAAGCACATCAGCATCTTCAATATTTGAAGAATAACCAGATCTATAAACACGTAATTTATTTGGGTTTACTTTTTCAATTGTTGGTTCTCCTTGTACAATATCACAACGATATATTTCTTCACCAACAATCATAGCGTCCATAAAGCCGCTAGAAAATAAATTATTTATGTTATATTCTTTTACATAATGGTTTAACAGGGCGTTTGCACGTATTTCACGAATATCTTGCCATTTGTATTTGAATTCTTTTTCAAGATTACTTAAACGACCTTTCAACTCTTCTTCTGAAGTTGAGGTTGTTTGAATTATATTTTGAAGATTTGTAAACAATTCCTGTTGTTTCTTTTCTTCAATATCAGAAACAGCACTAGGATTTGTACAAATAACTTTAAAATCAAAACGACGACTTATTTCCTCACCACGCAACACATTCAACTTAGAGTTTATCACAGGGTAGTGTTGAATAGCTTCTGGTGTAAAGGTATCACCAAGATTTGTAGGATCTAATATAAGCAATAAATCATCAAGATGAATCTTACCATTCACCAAGTCATAATTTATACGCTTATTTAGTACTGATTTTCTAACTTTATTACTATTAAAATAACTTCTATCATCAGCCCAATCTAAGTGTTTCTTACGCCAAGCTGTACCTTTCTTTGAGAAAGGCAACTGTTGCGGTGGTAAACTCTTAAAACTCTCCATGTATAATATATTTAATTTACAAAAATATAAAAAAAATCTCTTTTTTACAAGAGGTTTAATTTTAATTTAATATATGATTAATTACTCAATCAACCATTTTGGATTCTTTGGTTGTTTTCTTTTTTCAAAAGTTTGAAAGAATTCATCTTGTGCAAAATCATCTTCTTCATCATCACGAGCTTTTGGTGCACCAGAATTAAGTCTATATACATCTTCACGGTATAACATAAGCATTGCCAATGCATCATGTCTATCAAAGTTATTTTCAAGATCATACATTGACAATTCTTTAATTAAAGCAACATTCTTTAAATTATATAATTGTGGGTATGATATTTCAATATCTTCACCATCTTTATGTTCATATTTAACACACGGTTTAAGCAACCAATTACGTATTAAACCACGTGAATAGTTTTTTATCGGCTGTGTTGCTGTTGTACCATAAGCAGTATTACCAAAAGATTCTCCTTTTGCTAAATCTTTATCACGTAAATATTGAAATGTTTCCGTCAGCAAATATGTTGAATGCATTCTACTGAAATAAGAATACAAACCTTTTTTGTTTTGTTCATAGTTTGCCTTACAATTGTAGAATAAGCATATTCGTCTGCATATCTCATAAAAATCATCTGCAAACAATGGGCGTCCTGTATATTCACATACTATTTGATCTGTAAAAGAATCTAACACTAATATAGAACCTAGTGATACAGACTTTGCCACATCATTATCATAAGTATCAATACCAGCTAAATAACGATTGCTAAATACTTTGCCAGTAACTTTATTTATTTCTGGCATTTTGTAGATTTCAATAGCAC